GCGGGAAAGCGTCGTACCAGAAAGCGTATAAGTACCAATACCTACTTCCCACTCAGAACCTGTTTGCCCCGCAATTGTGTAATACGTGCTATTGCTGTTGCCAATAGCAGCAAAAGATTGGTAGCCCGTAGCCGCGCCAAGGAGCGTGACTGTGCCTGTACCAGTCGTGGTAGTGGTTTCCTTTACCCGGTCAGCAACAACAAGTGCCATTTACCATCCTTTATACAAGCGTATCAATCAATTCCCAGCCGGATTCTTCCTGTGTGTCTACAGTAGACCAGCTCACGGAATCAGCCGCATTTATCAGCGTCCAACCAGCAGTCTCCGAAGAATCAATAAGCGACCAGCCAGCAGTATCCGCACTGTCTATATTTTGCCAGTTTGCGTTCTCGCTGTCATCAATTAATGACCAATAGCGTAACGCAAAATTACCAACAAAGCCAGAGGCTGCAACGCCTGTCAACGCAATAGTTATACCACTGACTGAAATACTTCCAACACTGCCAGTAGCCTGTACGCCCGTAGCACCAAAAGACTTGCTTCCATCAATTGAGCCAACTTGACCCTGAGCGGCAACGCCTGATAGGGCTTGCGTATTGCTTGCTGTTACTGAGCCTACCGCACCCGCCGCAGAAACACCAGATAGTTCTGCTGTGCGGGAGAATACAACATTACCTGTCTGACCGGCGGCCTGAACACCAGTCAGCGCAACTGAATGGCTTTGAGTAACCGATCCAACTGAGCCGTTGGCTTGAATACCAGATAAGGCTTGGGAGTGACTTACCCCAACCGTACCAACATTACCTGTTGCAGAAACGCCGGTAGTTCCAACAACAGAATCAACTGTTACTGAACCTACGGAACCCCTAGCGGATACCCCAGTCAGTGCAATAAGCAAGTCTGGCGTAACAGTGCCTACAGATCCAACCGCCTGAACTCCAGCAATGCCTGTGTTGGGAGTCTCAAATACATCGCCTACAGCGGCATCAGATAACACCCCTGTAAGCGCAATTTCTCTATTGCCAACCGCAACTGAGCCAACTGCACCAGAGGCTGAAACGCCTGTGATGGCAACTTCTTGAATAGTCTCAGCGGTTACAGTGCCAACAGCACCATTGGCTTGAACGCCCGTAATTGCAATGTTTCTACTGCCAACCGCTACAGATCCTACAGACCCGCTTGCTTGGTTTCCAGAAATCGCTATTGTGTTTGTGGCCGCGACAGTGCCGACTTGCCCTGCGGCTTGTACGCCAGTAATGGCTATGTTTCTTGCGCCAACAGCTACAGACCCAACAGATCCGCTGGCCTGAACACCTGTGACTGCTTGAGAATGGTTGACCGCAACTGTGCCAACCCTACCTGTTGCAGAAACCCCTGTTAGAGAAGCCCCTGCGTTAGCCCGTGAGACTGTGCCAACCGCCCCGGATGCCGATACACCCGAGATGGCAACAGTAATGTTGGCCGTGACTGTACCAACCTGGCCAGACGCTTGAACGCCTGTAAGAGCGCCAGCATTTGCCGCCCCGCCCGCAAGCGAGGAGTACGGAGCACCGGCAAATGGGGCTATACCGAACATGGTTAATCAGCGGGGATTACCCCGCCGCTCCTAGTTAGGTTGTAGCCAAGCGGAGAAGCGCGGTACTTGTAGTGTTGGAAGGCATTGTCAAGGTGAACGTACCAGCAGTCACAGTCTGTGAACCAAAGGTGTGAACACTAACGGCCTTGTTAGATGCAGATGAGTTGTAAATCAACACTGCGTCAAATGCCGTGGTCAGCGTAACGTTCGTGTACACAATGCTGGCCGATGGCGTCCAATACGCAACCCCCGCCGTAGACGATGAGTTTGTCGAGGACGGGGAAGTACCATTCGTAACCGTCACACCGCCTGCGGTGTAGTTTGTACCAGTCACTTCACCAGAAGTGCTGTACGCGGTAGTTGCGGCGTTGTATGTAGCGGTTGCCTCATACAAAGCAGCTTTGAAAGTGTTGCCCGTGCCGGTCGTAAAGTTGTGCGTAGCTGTCAGAAGCTCACCCATAAACGAGGTGCACATTGCCTGTGTATTTGCCATGATATTTCCTTATGCAATAGATGCTGCTTCAGCAAACAGCGCGGGGGACTGTTTTAGATTGACATGAACTGAACGGTGAACAAGTTCCCCTTCCAGCCAATATTCAACCCAAGTTGTAAATTCGATGTCATTATCGACGGAACCTTCTCTTTTTTCAAGGAGAGATTCGTCCATTTCGCCTTTGGTGGTGTTTACAAGTGCCATGAATAATCCTTATGCGATTCGTACGATTGCGCTGTTGGCATCGGCTGTTGGGAAAACAATCTGGAACGTGTCGTTGGACACTGTTTTATCCGCGCCAAAATCCAGTACAGCAACTGACTTGTTACTCTGGCTTGAGTTGTAAATCAAAGCCCCACGCGCCGTAAATGACGCGCTTGTCCACGATGTATTGCTAAACGAAATGTAGGCCGTTGGTACACCTACAGAATTAACACCGGAAGTGGGCGATGTACTAATAGTCAATGTATTACCGCCTGCCGTATACCCAGTACCGGTTACTTCATCGGTCGTAGTGTACGCAGTAGTTGCAGTGCCAATATTTGCCGCTGCTGTATACAGCGCAACTTTAAAAGTATCAGGCGATGTAGGGCCAAAGTTATGAACCGCTTGAAGCAGCTCAACTTTAAATGACGTGGTTGCTGTTTGCGCTATTGTCATATCAAGTTACCGCCTGTCTAAATTGACCAGAACGGTAAGCATCCTGACGTTCCATACCATCGCCCAAACGTTTAGCCAGAGCCAAGGCTTCCATGTATTTAGCGTTATACAACTGCATCATGTCTTGCTCACCCTTCATGTAGGTGTAGGCCTCAACTAATGAACCATACAGTAATACAGTATCAAAGTTGTCACCCAACCAAGTTGTCTCAGCAGTTGTGATGGACTCGGGGTAATAGTAGAAATGCAATTCAACATCATAGTTGGCATCAGGTTTTGGGCCAATCAAAAACGTTAATTCGTTTGTGATCGTGCTACCAGAAACAGTTGGGCCAAACAACGCATAGTATCGGGGCAGGCCTGTATCATTTGGATTTGGATAGGCTTGGCGTATGAAGTTAACGTCCTTGTTTAGCAAGTACTCATAGTTGCCATTGCCATCAATCACAGCTAAAGAATACGTTGCTAAATAATCATCGGGTGCAGACAAGTAAGGTGTAGTGGTGGATACCACGCCTGTCATGTTTTTACGAAGCGATGGAAACTGGACATTGTTGTAAATACGCTGCTCAGCCTGCTGAACGAAGACAGGAATCTCCGCCACGAAGTTTGCCTCCGTGTTCTCTGCATACGCTTGGATAGCAGCGCTGAGTTGCGTGTAATTCATGCCATTGGTCCGCGTGCCATCACGCCTTTGGTTGCCGCGCCAGTACCACGAATTTTGATGCCAGTTGTTTTAACAGGCTCATCACCAGCCGATTTGCTGATAGCGCCAATTGACATGTCTAACGTGTCTGTTTTGCTCATGTTTTTACGAGTGTCAGTCACAGGACCGCCGCTCATAGTATGAGGCTTCGCATAAGTCGAAGCGGGCTTATTGTTAATAGCCATATTAACCTCCACGCTGGTTCATTGCGCGAGCCATGTTACGACCGTGCTTACGCATAGCCATACCGGTGACACCACCCTTTTTAAGTTTGGTCATAGGCTTACCAGGATGCATAGCTTTCTCGTGCTTATGCACGGCTCCAGCAATCATCTTTTTATCCTGCGCCAAGTCCTTTTTATCTTCAGCCATATTAAGCTCCTATCTGTACCGTTACTGTACCAATTTGCACACCTAATGCCAAGTAGTTTGGCGTTAAATATGAATCAAAACTCCGTGCCCCACCCACTGGGTTCCAGCCCCATTGAATGTCCCTACTACCCTGACTTGGGTAACCAAACCCTTGTACAGAAGTACTGTTACCCTGCAAAATCTGTAAGCCGGTAGTTCCAGACTGTGTATAGCTTACATCAGGACGTGGCTCTCGTACAGCTTGTGGATCATCCACTGGGTACATACCCAACTGTAACTGAGGCTGATCAGGATCCCAACATTCAGGACACACCTTTAAATTAAAAAGACGTGTCTTAATAATTTCTTTCTTCAGGTCTTTAAGCATGAATCGCTCATCGCAGCGGTCACACTGAGCAATTGCATATTTACCAGAAGCAAATCTACTGGGCATACATCACCTGTAGAACATCTGACGCGGTACGTAACGATCGGGAGCCTTATCGCGGTCTTCTTGCGATGCAAGCATCCACTGCTCTTCGTACACAGCCTTGAGCATAGCGATTCTGTCTGGAGACACATCAGCGCGCTTAGAGCCGACGTAATAGGCCAAGCCAGCAACCATACAAGGGATCAAACGGAATGGGATGTCTTGGATATTGACACCGTTACCAGCATCTTGCATGCGGCGCATACGCCAGTACACAAATGTGTATTGATCTCCAGGGGCATTAGGAGTTGGCCACAGATTGATAGACGTGAGATTGTTTACTGTTACGGTTGCGCCAATTGCATGACCAGCGGCAGTTGTATTAGTGCTGCCATTGTACTGACCGCGACTACAGTTAAGTAGCTGATTGCCGCTGACGTTTGCGTAGTAGATAGTCTCTGTTCCAATTGTGATAAATCCTGTAGCTGGAAGCCCAACTGTTGTATCAAGGGTAATGATCGTGTCTGTAGACAGCACTGTTTCCGCAACCAACGAGCTAGATAAATAGCTTTGGTTTGATTGGCGGTTAATCCATATCTGAATTGGACGGCCTTGAGCTAATTTGTTCGGTAACGTTGAATATGTCGATTCTGAAATACGACTGACGTTAATATCGATCTGATTAAGTGTAGTAGCTTGAGTACGGATAACCTGATCTAACAGATCGATTGTATCGTTAGGCAGCGCATAAACTCCTTGCCCCGTATTTAATACAATCTGGCCTTGCTCAATCGTCCATAGATTAATGCCACGGTTTGCCCACTCAATGGTAAGCATGTTGAACGACCTACGTGCTGTACGAAACTCATAGCCAGTACGAACCTCAAGACCCGCCCGCTCATACGCTTCCTCAACGATATCGTTGAAGTCTAGATTAAATGCAGTGGTTCCTGAGGTAGAGGCCATTATTTTTTCGCAGTCTTAGCAGAGTTTACGAACGCTTGGTTAGTTGGCGCACCTTTGCTACCAGGCTTTCGCATTTTCTCGCCAGAGCCTGAAGCAATTCTTTTACGCTTTGCATTGATATTGGCATACAGTCCAACCTTTCCGCCTTCAGCGTACATTTCAACTTTGTTAGGATCATCCTTGCGAATGATCGTTTTGCCTTTAGGCATTTTACTAGGAGCTACAGCCCCCATGCCACGGCTGGCCATCATCTCTTGCCCCTAGCCATGCCGCCACCGCACATGACCATAGTACCGCGAGTTTTACCGCGTTGGGCAATACCGTCAGCACGCGAGGAGGCTGAACCACCTTTAGCGTAACCGCGTTGACCGCGAACAGCGTCACGCGGATCTTTTTGCGCAGGGGCGTACTCTGTATTACGCAAAGACTTTGAGTAAGCTGCCTCAGTAGCAGCTTGCATCTTGCGATCAGCCATTTCTTCCCGCGCTTGTTTTTCTGCTGGACTCATGTGAGCCTCCTTAAATTAGCACTTGCCGCCTTTTTTCATGCCTTTGTTACCAGACATGACGATTTGTTTGCCTTTGGTTTTGCCTTTTTCAGCAATACCGTCACGGCTAGGAGCCGCTGTTTTTACTTTGCCCATTGGAGTTGTAGCAACTTTTTTCTCTGTAGCCATGGTAGTTCCACCTTTTGAAAATTTGCGGCCCTTGTCCGCAGTTGAAAAATCTTTGCCCACTGATTGTGGGACTCCTGCCTTCTTGGCAAACGCTGGGTTGTTAGCCACCGCCGCCATGAAATTGTGTTGCTTTTTGCTAACTGAGGGCACTTCGTTGCTCTTTCATGAAATCATCAATCTTCTTTTCAAGCCGGTCAAGGCGATCCAATACACGATTGATGTCCGTGTGAACTTCGGTCTTGGTCACGTACTCTTTCGCAATTTCTTCCCGAGTACGATTCAAGAGGATTGAAATGCGTTGCAATTCGGCAGACTTCTCCCTCAGGCTCCAACCGAGGAGACCGAGAAACGCTGTAAGAATTGCATTCCATACCATCAGTTCCATTTCAGACCATCCGACCCTTGGTTTTACCTTTGGTTGCACAGCCGTCAGCGGCTTTCACGTACCCGCCGTCAGCGCAATTCCACGCACGCAAGGACTTGTTGATCCTGCTGTCCGGGTCTCTTGCTGTCTCGGCAGACGTCAGTTTGGCTTTCATGCCCTTCATCCGGGCACAGAAAGAGTCGCGGCGTGCGCCCCCTTCCGGTTGCGGACGCTTTAGGCCCGGCTTGCCCGGGTTGGCCGCATTGTAGGAGGCTCGGCCCTTGGCGTTGAGTCCGCCAGAGGGGTTCTTGCCTTCCTTGCGTTGCCATGCCGGGGTCTTAGCCATAGTACACCGTGACAGATGCAATACCGGTCAACGTAGCGTACACGCTGGTTGTGAAC